TTCGTCTTAACTCGGTACATGGCTCGCTCCGCTCACCATGTAGCTATTGCAGCTGACGGCGCCGATACCACAGACCCATGCCGATCAGCGCGCCGCCGATCAGCGCCAGGCTCGACGGCTCCGGCACCGCTTGGCTGACCGTGTCGGTGATCGCCGTCACCACCGCATTGGCACCGGTCGTGATCGTCTCGTTGACAGCCAAGCTCGAAACAAAGCCCGCGAACACATGGTCCTGGGGGCACGTCCCTCCCGAGGGGTTGACGGTCCTATTGCAGCTGAACATGAAACTGTCTGCGCTGGTGGTGCCGGTCAGCGTGGCGCTGGCAGGCGCCAACACATCACTAGCGTTCAGCGTAAAGTCCTTCTCCAAATCATGGATCAGCAGACCGTTGCTCAGCAGCGGGTCGACTGCGACATCGTAGTTGATGCTGCCGGTCAAACTCGGACCGAGCGGCGTTCCCTGAAAGCCGATGGTCACATTGCCGGGCGTCATGGCGAAGAGCCAGTTGGCGCTGCCGGCCCCCGTGATCCCACCTCCAACCGAGAAGCCGCCCCAAATCTTGTCGCCCGTCTCCACACAATTGCCCGAACTCGCGGAGCCAGTGAGCAGGAACGACCCTGGCACGCTGCCCCCACTCGCCACCACCTGCGTCGTCCCAGTACAAAAGCTCGGAGCGGCTGACGCCGCTCCAGCTACCAGCACCAGCACACCACTCACAACACCCAGCAACATCAACCTACGCATCTCGCTACCTCTCTCTGTTGCACGATTTGGCGACGGCGCGTTCGACCTCTTCTTCGGTTTCGCGCACACCAAAGGTTTTTCCGGTCGCAGTGTAAACGATAGTCCCTGTGCCCTTTGCGACGTGGTCGACCCAACCAGGCCCCGCTTTCAGGACGTAAATCGCCGCACTTTCGATCCAAAGCAAGCTCCCATCGCTGCTGTGGAGCAGGACCAAGCACACAACAGGCAAGATCCTGCTCCACATTCACTTATCTTAGCTGCTTGGCGTCGGGTGCGGCAACTCGGGTGTGATAATGCCCACGACCGTCCACCCCTCCGTAGGGGTCCACGCCGTCTTCCACACGACCCTGTTGGCATCTGGCGGCGGTTCTACCGGTGGCAACGGTGGAATATAGATCGGCGGGGTTGCGTACCCTGGCCACGGCGCATCCCCACCCCAAGTGCCAAGCGGCGGCACTGGCGCCCCACCACCGGGCGGATTGGGCCACACAACCGGCGGAATGGGATGGCTCACCCACGGTGGAGGCCCCCCGGGCATCGGTCCGCCACCCACACCCAACCCCGTCAGCGACGCATCGCCGATCAACACCACCTGCTGAGTAGTCCGATTAAGCTTGTCATAGAGCACACCGCTGATCGTTACTTCTACTGCCGCCATTGTGTCTCACCTCGCTTCGCTCGGCTCGACACAATTGTCGAAGCCGTATCATTCATCATCGTCTACCTGGACCCGGCACAAGATTTTGCACCGGGGTCGGCCTCGCGCCCCCTCCAGGGGCACCACCACCACGCTGGCCCATCATCTGCGCCGCCTGCGCAAACGCCATCGGGTTTTGCTGACTGGCGCCGGGCTGGTTGGGATTGACCAGCAGATGCGACGCATCCACCCCGTACATCTCATTCGCCAAAAAGCGTCTCAGCGCCATCTGATCGATCAGCGGATCGTTGTTCCACAACTGGAACAGCGCCATCGCCCGCTGCTCCCGCACCTGCTTCGTCAACGGTATCGAGGTGTCGGGATCGATCTTGATGTCATAGTCCAGATCTTGGATCAGCGCCGGCTGGAACTGCACCCACAGTGGCAGGCCCTCCGGGCCTGCCACTTGTGCTACCATATCAGTGTCCCACCGCTCCGCGATGATGTGGTTCATGTCGCTGACCAGATACGTCAACAGATCCGCGCACGCATCCCGCCTCTCGTCGATGCGGATCATGGTGGCTTGGTTGACGATATTCGCCTCCGTCGCGCTCCTATCAGCGGAGCCGGGCGCATATTCCCCGAACTGGTTGACGCCCATCCCCAGCAGCTCCTGAACTTCCCTATCGATGAACGCATCCATCTCCGGCAACGCCGTAGGCATTGGCGGCGCCTGGAACTCCTTCACCGCCGTCATCGATTTGACGCCAACCGCCACCCCGCTGTTGTCGTCCGCAGTCAGCTTCGACAGCTCATCCGGCGAAATCGCCCCGATCTCGTACAGCAGCTTGCACAACGAGATGCGCCGATGATACATCATCTGCGTCCGCACCTCGTTCTTCTCCATCTGCTGCGGCTCTAGGATCATACTGTCCGGTATACCCCAAAACACCTCGTCGTCAGTATTGAAGCACAACGGATAGAAGTTTATACGCCTCTTAATCTGCAGATCATCCACCTCCCGGAACAACACCTTCTTGTCCACGCTCGCATTGCTGTCGGGCGCCATCACGAACACCAGCCCACTCTTCTTATCACGAATTTCCCACAGCCGAATGCCCTCCACGTTCTTCTGGTACGGGCTCCCCTTCGCCAACAAGCTCGGGTGCTCACCCCACCGGCCCAGCATACCCTGCTTCAGATCCTGCTTGTTTTCAAAGCGAGGATCGTCGAGCACGTCGTCGATGGGTCGCACGCACTCGTAGCACACCCACCGAGCACTGTGGATATCAGTGCAATGAGCAGGCACCACGAAATTAGCGGGATGAGCAGCCAAAGCCCAAGGCGCGTTGGGATGAACCAGATCATTATATTCAACACGTCGCTGCAATCTCCTCCCCCCCGCATCCGGATCACTCGTCGAAAGCGGCTCCGGCGTCGGCGTGAACTCCGCCCCGTAGCCAAGTCTTATCCCCGCTGTTCCGAACATCGTGCTCCACTGCACCGCCCGCTTCATCTGCTCCTTGATGCCCATTGCGTCCAGCAGTGTGTTGTCGACGCGCTCGATCAGCTTCGCAAGTAATTGCATCTCAGGCCCCGGCTTTTTTGAAGTAATCGAAACACTAGGATTTCTAAAATAAACACGCGGGATCAACGTCCGCACCATCTTAAAGTAAACATTCGAGGGCAGTATGCCTTTCCTCCACTCCCCCCGATACCACCTCCTCCAATCCTGCCACCGATCCTCCCGTGCATACTCCCGTCGAAACTGCTTCCCCCTCTGCACCTCGTTGATCCACCACTGCGGAACGATGCTGCCCTTGTCGGTATAACCGTCAGCCATTCCGACTATTCCATGGTTTGAACTTCAACAGCTTCTCCGGCAACCACGCATCGTCATGCCAATCACCGTTAAAAGTCAGTGCCCGATCGTCGATCGTGAGGAACGCCGCCGGCTTCTCGTACGCAAACTCAAGCTCGGTCATCGAGCGATCATTCGGGAACCCACTTGCTTCGCGCCACATGGAACGCTGCTTGTGCAACCACAGCGCCATCTCAATGCTGCCCGCTTCAGTCTTGGAACGAGATGAGTAAACAACAAGCCGAAAGTGCTCCTTAGCCACCTCCACCCACTCAAAGAACCCCGGCAAGACCGTCCCGTAGATCTCGCCGCCCTGCCATCCCCGCTCATAGCTGTGGATGACCCCGTCGAAGTCGATGCACAATGTCGGCTTAGCCATGCGTGTCGCTCCGCTCCACGCATGCTCCAATAATGATCGCCCTTCGACAAGCGCTCAGGAGTAGCGAGATCATTCGAGCCAGCCCCACTTCTTCAACTGCGCCACGTCTCGATTGACCCGCTCTCCAATGTCGTCCCGGTACTGCTTTCCGTCCACCTCGATACCCTCAATAGTACGGTAGACCCTTCGGCGCGCTTCGTAAGTATAATCCGGCTTATACCGCCGTCCATCAGGCGCCTGCTTATCTCTCTCAACACGGCCGATCGCCGTCGCCTTGAAGAGTAGTCCATCAGCACCACCGGTTCGATATCGTCCATCCTCATCCCTCATTACATCGCACAGAAACAGGTGGTGCAACCTCGGCTCCTCGATACCCATGATCGGCTCCCCCCGCCAGCCTTCGGCTGGCACGTCGGGGTTCCTGAACGGATACGGCGGGATCGACACCCGCACTGCAATCATCACATCGTCCGTGAGCGGCATAGACCGAGCGACGCCAGCAGCTACGTCGGCGAAGAACGCTCCCGCCGGCTCCTCCAATCCTTCCAGCAGAGCCTCGACAGCATCAAATCCCATTCGGCTGGTCGCCTCCAGCGCATACGCCTGGTCTTCAGTGACGATCGCGTTCACGTCGAACGGTCCCCGATACCCGATCATCCGCAGCAGATCGCCCATCGGCTCCACCGTTTTGCGGGTCAGTCGATCCCCCTTCCCCGCGCCGATCACCACGTTCCCCATACACCCCGTGTTGCAACCCACCCCGCCGCTCATGAACCGCTTCTCCTCGAACGTGTGGTTGAACGGCACGATCCAATCCCTTCCATTGAACCAGCCCTCCGTCGACACCTCGACGCCACTCACAACGCGCTGGATAATGCCAGTTGCATCCTGGGGGAGCTTTCCAGTCTGATGGTCCCATAGCGCCTCATCCTTCACCACTCTTGTCGTCGCAACGTCTCCGACGTCACTCTTCATGACCCACCCCGCGCCCCACGTGCCCTTCGGGCACGTCTTAGCTTCGGCGCGTCCTTTGAACGGGATCGTCTCGGGCACCGTCAAGCCCGCCCGCTCGAACATTTCCATGCCCATCTGCCGGTCCCCCTCGATCTTATCGAGGAGACTGCAGAACCCAATATACGGCCGATCCGCTTCGCGGATCGCTTCCTCGAACCTGCCAAATCCCACACAATCGCATAGTATCACATCCGCGCTTCGCGCAGCTCTCTCCCAGCCCAGCGGCCGGTTGACGATGCCCCGACCCACCCTGGCGTACCGCTTCTCCTGTATCCACAGATCGACCTCATTGCCCTCGTGCGCCAGCCGCTGCGCCACCCCCGCTCCATCTCCCCCTTTCGACATGATCAAGAAACGCATCACCCAAATCGTTCTGGCCTCAAGGCCACCCGTTCGCGCACTTGCTGCTCCCCAAACAGCGCATCCCAGCTGAATGGATCAACGTCATTGGCCGCAGTGGGCTCCTCGATTGCAGTGAGGATTTGGGCGCGTTCGATGACGGCGAGCGCATGAACCATTGCCATCACCCGGTCGTCGAAGCAGCCGCTCTCCGCCTCGATCTTCCCGTTCTCCTTCTCCACGAACGTCCCCAATTCCGACCGTAGCCCCTCACTATGAATGATGGCTTCGCCAGCAAGAAGCCTCCTCGCCGTCCCCAGCAGCAGCCCCCGGTTACCCTCGGTAACCAGCGTGCCGTAGTGCTCCAGCCGGCTGATGATGTACTGCGTGCTGTCAGCCCCTCGCGACCCCTTGTGCAACAGGTGCAGCGGATACGTCTCGGTGAGCCGTTTCAGCGTGACGCGGCCGTGGTTGTTCCGCTCGACGTTTATGTACGCTCCGTTAAAACGCCGGCCGAGAGCAGCAAGAACGTCGCCGAACTCGTGGGGCTCCCGGTATCCGCTAGTCCATTCGGCGACCTGTTCAAGCGTGTGAAGACATACCACCTGCGCAACCGAGTTGTCTCCTCCAACACCCCCAGATACGTCGGCTCCAATGACGTACCGCAATCCGGGCATAGGATGGGGCTGAAGCACTCGCAGGTCACGGCTCTCACGCAGCCATCGAGGGTCTGCCACGTGTCGGACCCGCCGGAAGAACGAGAACCCCGTCGATTGGAAGCACTCATCAAACGACGTCGGGTGTTCCTGTCTGAACGCACGCAGATCCCCCTCGAAATCGACCTCTAGACGCTCGCGCCTCCATTGTAGAAACTCCGGGCTAACGCCCGTCGTTTCTACAAGCTGGGGCTCCTCCAGCTCCTCGCTGAGGTTTGCCATGAAGTGCTCGCGCTCGCTGTCAGACCCGAAGGGGATGACATTGTCGGACATCCCCTGACTGGGGAAGAAGAACAGTTGAAATCCTCGTCCCTCGCGGGCACGCACGCACTGCCGGTGATACCAATTGCCAACACCATTCCCAGTGCTTTCCACCACGATCTCGCCATGCTCGGCCGCCGGGAAGATCCCCTTGGTGAACTCCTCCGGGTTCTCATAGAACGCCGCCTCACTCAAATGCAAATCGGTGATGTTGTCGCCCCGCCCGAACCTTCGGGCGCCCGCAGTGCCGATCCACAGCGACGAACCAGTCTTCAGGAACGTGATCGCCTTGACGCTGTCGGTCCCGAGCATCGGCTTCAAGGCGCCTTTGAGGTTGTTGAGAATGAACCGAGCGCGCCCCAAGAGGCGCGCTGAAGCATCGGTCTCGTGACTGACGATGACGCATCTGCGGTTCTCCTCCGCCAAGCATTTGGCGACATAGCGCGCCAACACGTAGCTCGATACGCCCGCACCTTGCCGGCCCTTCGGGATGATGTTCCGCCTGCCAAAGTTTTCATCCAGTACCACCTGCTGCGGCTTCAACTTGAAATCAACCGTCTCCGCCGCCCGATCGACGATCTGGAACATCGCCTCGATAAGCTGGCGATACTGCATCAGATCGTCTCGCACCGGTAAGCGATAGCGTATTGATTGCCTGCCACCAGCGCCGACGCTTGAGCCCACTGGATCTGGAAAGCAGGCATGGTTGTAGGCTGCGAAAACAGTGACACGGGGAACACCCAGTTCCCCCCCGTGGGTGTCAGCTGGCAAGCCAGCGTATTGGTCGGCTTCACCGGGAACGTCAGCGGCACAAACCCGTTGCTGCCCGGCGTTCCAGCTGGGGACAGGAGTATCACACCCACCGTAGCGCCCGATCCCGGCTGCAACGCAGCAGAGCCTGTACCCAGCCCGGTGCCGGCCCCAATCGCCATAGCCACGTTGGTGAGCATCCCTGCGGAGCCCGGCCCCGCTTGATAGCCAGCCGCATACAGATTGGCGCCGGGCGACTGGTCAGTCACCAGCGACGCCACGTAGATCCCGTTCGAGACAGTGTTCGACAAGATCGGAACCGTAGTCGTGCCGAAGTACGGGACCACACTGCCGTGAACCTGCTGCAAGTTCGCGTAGTTGGCGTTTATCGAGGAGCCGGGGTTGAGAGCATCAACCGCGTACCCCGCTACTCCGCCGACGATCAGCTCGCCAACGATCATCACACCCGGCGCACTGGCGTTCCCCAACGCGACGGCGTCGCCGCCGCTGCAGCAAACCTGCAGGTAGCCGATATACGAGACCGCACCCCCCGACAGATCCAGCACCCCGGTGTTGGTCTGATTGGTGAAGATTTGATTGGCGAAGATCGCCACCCCATAGTCGATCTGGACGGCTATCGTACTGCCAAACCCGCACGCGCTGCCGACGTGATCCGCCCAGATCGTCCCAATAAGGGCCTCATTCTTGAATTCGAAGTCGGTCGCATAACCAAGCACACCGATATCATCCAGCGACACCCCAGCCGCCCCGAGCGGAGTGCCGGCGACCCGCACTCCCGTGCCGGCTCGCACCGCCGCCGTGCACGCCGGCCCAGCAGTGAACATTATCTGCGCCTTGATATCCTGGGCAAAGCCGCGATCGGTGTTGCCGACATCCAGCTCCACTGCCGCCTTCGACACCCCGTTGCAGTCGGTATAGAGACGCTGCAGCCAGGGCCGCTTACCAGTGATGTAGACACAAGTATCGAACCCACCGATCACGCTGTCGGTCACTGCGAAATCCGCGAACCCGCCATCCGATACCGCCAACCCCACGAAAGCCGACGAGTTGGTCGACGGCAGCGGCATCCCATTGCGGTAGATCAAGCAGTTCCTGATGCCGGCACCTTCCCCGGCGGCTGCGATCGTGTGGCTGCTATCCAGTCGCAGTGCCGGCATCGTCGCGAAGGCAGCGGGGTTCTCGGCCTGGTTCTTGAAGGTCCAACCACAGTCCAGCGTCGTGTTGGCCGGGATCGACACGTTCCCGAGCAGCAGCAACTTCCCACCGGCATCCACCGTGCAGACCCCACCCGGCCCCACGCTGGTCAGACAGGTGTCGAGAGAGCCCGTCGCGTCCGCCGTCCCGGTCAGATCCCCACCGAATTGGGACACGAACTTGCCGGAGCCCCCGCCGGTCCCGATGCTGTTGAGCAGAAACCAGTTGGCCCCATTGTTGCTCAACATTGCCCGGAACCCGCTGAACAGCTGCCCTATCGCCAACGGCAGCCCGCCATTCTGCTGGATGACCTGAGCGGTGCCGCCGGGGAACGCGATGGTCGGCGCACCCGTAGTATTGGCGTAGCTCATCGTCAATATCAGCAGCGTGGTCGTCGGCACGCACGGCAGTGTCGGTATCGTAATGGCATCCCCGGTGCCACCCGCCACGGCATTCGTCACGCACTGCGACGGCGGTGGAGCCTGTGCCTCGCTTCGTGTCGCTACGCTCCACGAAATCGGCAGCAGCAGCAACCCAACGAGAAGCACACGCATGATGATCTCGCTTCGCTCGATCATGTGCCAGTATTGTTGGCGACGATGTTGTGGGTACCAGTGGCATCGACGAGCAACGAGCCGGTGCCGCTCGGCCCCCCGGTGGTGTTGCTGGTGACGACGCAGTAATCGGCGCTGCCGGTCAAGCGGATGCCATAACGATGCATCGCCGGGAAACCGAACCCAGCCCCTACCAGGTTGCTGTTGATTGTGCAGCCTTCACAGTCGGTGAAGCTGAGAGCGTCGTACGTGTTCGCGGCAGCTGTTCCATTGCCTACACACAGATTGTTGGTGAACAGAACGTTATTTGCGCCGTAGTTGACCACGGCGCTCCGCTTGTTGACGTATAGCTGCACGCCGACAATGCTCACATTGGCGACGTTAGCGCTCGGCGCAATGATGATCCCGTTCAACGAGTTGTTCGAGGAGCCACCCTCGATCGACACCGCTTGAACTTGCCCGCCGCTGTGACCGATATTGATGCCCGCCTGCCCGCACGTATCGGAAAAGCAGTTGGACAGGGTCACCGACTTCACCCCGCCAACGGAGGCCGGGCTGGTGATGAAGCCGCTCTGCCCGTGGTTCAGGAACTCGCTGTCCGACACTGTCAGGCCACTGGCGTTGCGGGCGTACACACCAAAGGCACTCCCTGCCAACTTGCAATTGGTGATGTAGACGCCTTGGGCGATCCCTGTTGTGTCGCTGCCAATCAAAATGGCCGCGTTCGCGGTGGCGGTAGCGGGCGCGATCACGCCGTCAATCTCAAGCAGATACTGGTTCGAGCCACCCTCGACGAAGATGCCGTTGTAGAAGCCGTTCGCCATCCGTACGTTCTCGACCAACGCCCCGTACGCGTTGGCGAACCGGATCAGCGCCCCTCCAGTGGCCGTGCCAGCCACGTTGAAGCCCATATCGCGGATCTGGCAGTGCGCCAGATTACCTGCCGTCAATACGAATACGTCTACCGACGGGTTGCCGTTGATGTTCAGCAGTGTGGTCTGCGGCCCATCTCCTTTCAGGTTCACCCCGCTGGCCGAGGACGGCCAAACTAACTGCGTCCCAGCTGCCGTCGTCAATGGCCCCGGTCCCAGATACACAGTGGCGCCGCCAATCGATGCGGCATAGTTGATCGCCGCTTGGATCACCACGAGGTCGTCGCTGCCACTGCGCAGGTTGCCGAAGCGGCCGTTGCGCGCGTCGACGAACGAGCCCAGCACCGCAGCCAATGCCCGCGTTCCCTGATCCGGGTTGTTGTTGGGCGGCCCTGGGTTAGGCCCATCCACCAGCACCAAGCTATTGGCGATGACCTCCGTAATCAGGCTGGTGTCGATGCCCAGCTCAGTCAGCTGGTCCCACACCACATTGCCACTGGCATCAGTCACCAGCTGGCGGTACTGGCCCACTCCATAGATGATGGCGCGGCCATTGGGATCGAGCCGAATTGGATCGGTATTCGCGGTCGTCTGGGCAGCGTCCAGCCAAGTGGTCTGGGGTACGGTGGAGCCAGGCTGGTACATGTAGACGAAGCCGCCTGCATTGGGCACCGTGTACGGCTGCCCATCTACATCAATGCGTGTCAGCGTGAACTGCTGCTCCCCATTCGGCAGCAATACGGCACTCATCTCGCTTCGCTCGATGAGATGCCGTGTGCGGACGTACGCAATGCACGCATGCTCCAACGGGCTCGCTTCGCTCGCCCGAATACTTTACGCGTCACCGCGCGCATGTTTCGAATACTTACGCGCATGTTTCGAATACTTCGCTAGGTCCAGGCTTCGATCGTGACGACGCCGCCCGCCGTGCTGATCAAGCTGAGCACGGTCTGACCAGCGGGCATCGCCAACAGCACCGGCTCCTGGTTCACGTCCTGCAATAGCACTGCACTGGCCCCATTGGTCGTCGTGCCTGTCGGCACGACCGCCACCTTGGTGGGATCGACATACAACGGGCGGGCGCCGCTCACTGCGTTGATGCGCAATAACGCACCGTCCTGCAGAGGCGCTAGCTGGCCCTGCTTCAATGTGTACGATTGCGCCGTCGCGGCTGCCAGCACGATGCTGTCGCACCACTCACTCAATGGAATGAGGTTGGGAACCTGGACGCCCTGGTTGCGCGCCACAGGCACCATACGCTGAATGGATTGAACCATTTGACGAACTCTCCCCCAGATCGCACGCATGCCTCACGGCGGCCTTCGGCCGCTTGAACTACTTTTCGACGTTGACTTGGATGTTGACTTGAAGCAGCTGCTTGGCGACGTCCTCGGCAGTGACGCCCTGCACGCCCACACCCTTGCCGTACTGCATGAAGCCCGCAGTGCGGAACCACGTCTCGCTGGCAGCCAATGCAACCTTCTCGTCACGCGAGCGCAATGCGCTGCTCAACGCCACGAAGGCCGCAGGCTTCATCCCGATGAATTCGTTGTCCATAGCCCGGAACTCGCGGTCCCGCGCTTCGATGTACCGGTCGGTGCGACTGATCTGCTGGACACGCTGCGCGCTCATTCCGATCATCTGCGCAATCTCGCGCTTCGAGTGCCCGCGGATCTCCAGTGAAAGGATCGTTCGAGCCCGCGTCCGCAAGCCGCGCTTGGCTAACCCCAATTGGCTCTCGACCCTGCGTTGCTCGGGGGTGCTCATGCGTCGCTTCGCTCCGCATAGAAAGGAGTGCCGCTCCACGCAGCCTCGCTGCGCTCGGCTGAATTAACACCCGACTTCTCAATGGGTTGCACAGTGGGCTCCAAACGCGCAGCACCAGGCACGCGAGCCCGGTCAGGTTGCAAGCGACCGAAGTCGCTCAACAACAGCAATTCCAAAAGCGTCCGCCGCTTCGTCATATGCAAGCGCGTAGCATGCATGCCAGACCCCTGTCAATCCATATGTTGCGTGTGCAAGCATACCTCTTTCAAAATCGGGTACACTCCAGAAGGGGGATTGAGATATAGAACTAGGGGCCAGGGGGGCCATGCACCCCCGGGGGCCCCCACCGCACCATCCCTACCACACTGCACCATCCCTGCCACACACATGCACATGCATATATGCCGCAACAATTGCGATCCGCGTCGCAACGATTGTGATTCCATGCGCAACGTGTTGCCTACAGCTCACCAAGCTCGTTTCACTCACCCAAGACTGCGACGTGTAGTCGCACTTTATGGGGCTTCACAAGGCCAAAGGTGCGGCATGTTGTCGCATCAAAGCGTCAACGCATACTATGTAATGTAACGTTACCAATGCTCATGTAAGAAATCTACCCCTCTAAAGGGGTGTGACGATTTGTCCAACTTTGCTACCGACATAATTAACTTGCGCTATCACCTATTTCTACAAGCAACGATACCGCAACACAATTTTTCTAACCCATTGATAACACTCACACTTATTTTGATCGTCCTTTAGGTCTATAGGTCCATTAGATCCTCTGGCGTGAGAGAGAGAGAGAGAGAGAGATCTTCTTCCTCACTTAGTAAGTTGGTGCCTAATAGACTTATTGACTTACCACCGAACCCACACTACCTTGCCAACCAGCCCGCGAGCACACCGCAGCGGGCTCTCATCGAAGGGAAGCACGATGCCGCGTCTAGTCACTTCCATCAATCAAGTCACTCTCTACGTAAGCGCCCGCGAGACTACGGATTGGGCGAAACGCTGGCCGTGCTCCCAGCTGCGCGGCAAGCGTCTCATGGCGCAATTCGACAGCGGCGGGTTAATCGACGTGACGATAGACGGTCGCTATGGCGACTGCGACGCTGTCGAGTTCAACGCGATTACAAGCGACTTCCTGCGCGACCGGCTAGCCACAGACCATCCCGCCTATTTCGCGGCAGTTGGGCAATTCGGCTAGGATTCACACCTCATCGAAGGGAAACACGATGACCACCACAACCGGGCTTTACGCAGTCTCCACGCCAAAGACCTAGCACTCGTCCCCTCCGACTAAAGAGGCACTCCACTAGGGGCCAGCCCGACTTGGCCCCTACAGCCTCCCCCAAATCGATTTTAGGAGCCTTCCAAATGACACCAGAACAGTTCCTGTCAGCGAACCCGATCCGGTTCGGAGCTGCACGCGTCGCCAGCAACCCGCACATGGTCGATTTCGAAGGTGATCATTACCGCTGCACCATATCGCGTCCCGACAAACGGCGTATGACAGTGTTCTATTCAAAAGGCCACGGGCACAACGGCGTTCCTCCAACAGCTCTTGAAGTAATCAACTGTCTAGCAGATGACGCAGCAATGATAGAAAACGCACGGGACTTTAACGATTTCTGCGCAGAATTAGGCTACGACACAGACAGCCGTCAAGCCGAACGCACCTACAAAGCCTGTCAACAGCAAACCGACCGCTTGAAGAGCCTATTCGGCCATGCCTACCACGATTTACTCTATGGTACAGAGAGAGACTAACCATGAGATCCCGCAAGCGAGCTGCCGCTCGCCTCAACATCGACGACTACCCATCGGAGTACACGCAACTTCTCCTTGATTTCCAAGATCGGGTAATCGAGCGTCACGAGCCCTACCTCGCCATCGGCCCTCTCACCCGCAAGGGTGCGGCCGCAGCCCGTGCCAGGATGCACTACTTCCTTGGCATCCTCCGCAACACCCCCAACAAGGATCAATACCTCGGCGAGCTGAACCGCATCGGCAGCTTGATGACCTCGACCCTGGCCCTCCTCTCCGGCTCCGAGGACAGGGGCGACGCCCGATACGCCCTCCACTGGCAACTAAACCCTCTCGTCGCGGCCATCCGCCACGATCTCGCTCCGCCCAATCGTGAAGTATCCACTGAAAGGAACGATCAATGATCCCGATTCGCTCAATCACAGCTGCCACCCTGATCCTCGCTACGCTCGGATCGGCTCCCGCGGCACACGCCATCTGTTACTCGCTCGATTGCTTCCAGCGACAGTTCCAACTCAACCAGATGCAGCAACAACTCGACGACATCCAATCTCAGCAACAATACGACTGGGCACGCCGACAGGAAAGACACAACGGTTATCGCCCTCAGCAACCCTATCCTACGCAACCCCCGCTCGACAGCGACGACCACGACGAATGACCTCATAGTTCGAAACATGCACGCTGCACACAGCCCATCAGGAACCACAATGAGCCATCACTACCACGTCTACCAATTCTTCCCGGACGACACCCACGAGCGCGTCTTGGGCTACGCAACAGCCGAGGAAGCCGTTGCATGTGCCAAGAGCCGTACCCAATACCCCGCTGCCCTCATAGGCATCATCCGCCGCATCATCATCACCGACGACGGCGACCACACATGCTTCGAATGGCTCTACGGCAAAGGCGTCACCTTCCCGATCCCAAAGGAGACGACAAATGAAGAAGCGTGAAAGCATAGCGGTTCTACGCGCCACGATCCAAGCTACCCTCACATGGTTCAAAGACGGTACCTCAACGAAGGATCGCTCCCCTGAAGAGAATGCAGTCATAGCAGACATGCGTAAGGCCATGA